TTTTTACATTTTTAATTGCTTCAATTGCAGTACCGTCGTCGTCGCCAAACAATACACAGTGGTCAACCATTTTAAGATTTTGTATAATAGACACACGTTCGTAACCAGGCATAAACGGACGGCCTTTTTTACGTGTAAGCCATGAATCAGTGTTAACACCAACAACTAGCTTATCTCCTAGTTTTTTTGCTGCTTCAAAGTAGGCAATATGCCCTGAATGTAGAGGATCAAACCCTCCAGTAACCAAAACTACTTTCATATAGATATTTATATACGTAGTTTACTTAAAATCTAGGTTCTGACGACAGAAGTTTTTGCTCCATCGATGCCATTTTAGGAATTTTAGAAATTGTTCTGCGTGGCCACATGTATCTTAATTTAGATTTATAATGAGTAATTTTTGCATCAGTTTGCGGACGTTTAAAATAAAAGTTATTATATAAATCACAAGAAAAACATTTTACTACCATGCCTTGTGTTTTTTTCTTTTTTAGATAGTCTGCATTTTTAAATTGAAATAGTTGATTAAGTTCTTTTTGATCACTTACACCTGTAGAACAGTTCTTAATCCATAAGTCCATAAATTTTAAACTGCTTTCAGTTTTCCTTACAAACACAACACCGGCATTTATTAAGTCGTCTCTTTCAGACGACTTAGGCTTGCGTACAGTAACCCCAAAGTCCCATATTTCGTCTGTGATTTCATCTATACGATTCCACATGATAGCATCGGCATCCATCCAAACAACAATGTCGTTATATTCAACGCCGTTAAGAGCATCTAGTATCATACTTGGTTTAGATGGAATTTTAGCACCTATTGCATCACTAACACGACCATTAAAAGGTTTACCATAACCTAACCCGCCCAAATCGTACACAATTGTTTTATAACCAACATCTTTAGCTGATCTATGTGCAATGTCTACCATTTCTTTAAAGTTTGCATCTGCTGCTGTTATTACTGTAATCTTTGACATATTATTAATTTACTTGCTTCATTTTCTTTCCTTTTTCAACAACATTAAATCCACGTTTTTCACCCGACTCAAAAGGAAAGTTATTATGTATTAAATATTCTGCTAGACAACTTTTGTATCTACTGTTTTTTAATTTAGGATCTAGCCATAAAAATTCTTGCACTAGATGTTTATCTAAAAATGGATAACGTGTTTCTATACCAAAGTGTCCTGCAATGTATTCTTCTTTGTTTAGATACTGAATTTGTGTTCCATCCCAAAAACTATGCCAAGGAAAGAATCCTTCAAGATTATCAGGAAATTTTCCACCGAACTGACTGTGTTTATAAATGCGTTTGCCATTAAATCCATAATCACTAATAATTTCGTCTGCGCCTTGACCACTAAAATAGATTCGTTGTTTGTTTTTATTTGCACGATAACATATTGCTGCAAGGCCCTGTACTGCTTGGTCACTTTTTATATTGTAGTTTCTATGTCCGTCGTTGTAAATAAAGTCTTCGCAATTTTTTAATTCTTTGCGCCATCTATTGTATTCGTCATTGGTTAGTGTAATGCTTTCTGTATTATTAAGTATATTAAATCTAGCTTGTAAAACTTCTTGGTTTTCATTATTAATTATGCTATAACCCGTTGCATTAATACCTTGCTTGTGAAGCTCACATGCAATAGCACCACTATCAAAGCCACTACTTAATCCAAGAAACATGCCTTTGTCTGTGTTCTGAGTTCTTTTTTTAATGCTGTTTTCAAATGCAACAAACCAATCATTAAACGATGTCTTGTATTGTCTTAAATCAAATATATGATTATTGTATTCTCTTTCTATTGTTAGTGTATCAAGATTATAAACTTGTGTTTTGTTTGCATAAAGTTTTTTGCCGTTTGTAAATCCAAGACCTTGTAATTGACTATTATAAGATGCAACACAAAATTTATCACCTTTGAATTCGTACCATAAAGGTTTACATGCAAATGTATCTGTACTTGTAATTAATTTACGTTTAGCAAAATCAATTAAACAAAGAGCATATTCGCCGTCGAGTAATTTACAAAATGTCTCACCGTGCGTTTCATATAAATCTACAATACATTGCCCATCACTGTTATAATTGCCAAACTTTTTGTAGTTGTATATTTCACCATTAAACACACAAACAATGTCGTTACTAACAATAGGCTGTGGTGTTAAGTTGCCTGTTATATGCAATAAATTATGTAAAAATTCTATACCGTTTATTGTTTCTGAATTGGTGAGATCGGGACCTCTTTTTTGACAAAATTGATTTACAATGTTTAATGAATTAATGTTAGATACACCGAATCCACACATTTTATTTGTTCCTAATATTTTCTAATATTGTTTTAGCATGTCTTTTTACCGATTCATCTCCCGGAAAATCCAAAAGAATATCGGTGTCGTCTTTGATGTAATGCCCTGCACTATTGACCCATTTATAATAATCTTTTCCCACTTCAAAAATTTTTATGGTTAGTCCGTCGAAGTCATAAATTTTCTTTGTTTTATTTGATTTGTAAAATTTTGAAACAATTTTTTTCTGAGAAACTAATACATTTAAACTTAACATATCTCCCCACCACGTTTTATATTGTGGATCGAACTTTTTATAAATTTCATGTCGTTGAGAGAAAAAATTAATTATTTTATCATGATTACTATTATTTGAATTAACTAGAACCACACCGTTACTAACATTAAATTTTTCGTCTGGGTTTCTTTCGCCTAAGCAGAAAAGACCAATATCAAACTCTTCGTCGAAAAAATTATCAATCTTATTCAACACAATGTTATCAACTCCTACCATGACACTTTTACCTAAATTATTCTTTACAAAGTCTAAATTTCCTACAATAAGCGATTCCATTAAGTTATAATTAGATAGATCTGATCTATTACATTCATAAGGTAGAGCAGTTGTGTTATCTGTCTGGACAATGAATTTATTATGAGCATTAAAAATGCTAAAACTTTCATAAAGAAGGTTTAGTTTTTCTCTGTAATCAATTTTACCAATCCTTCTTTTTAATTTTTTATGCTCTCTTCCAGACTCAAGAGCAATATCTTTATAAAACGGAGCGAAGTTTATCATAAATTTCTTCTCTTACTGCAAAAGTGTCAGTGTCTTTAGAAATAATTTTATAATTAAATTTTTCTAATTTTTCTTCAATTTTTGAATTTTGAACTTCACCTAATGTGTGCGTTTCCATTAAGATAATTATAGGTTTAAAATTTTTTAGATCAAATTGATCAAAAATAATTCCATCATATCCTTCTGTATCAGAAACATATATGTCAACGCGATCAATATCATTTTTTTCAAGGAAATTTTCTAATCTAGTAGTTTGAATATTAACAGTTTCTAAATTATCTCTAACATACTGCCATTCGGAACTTGATGTTTCATCTTTCTTCATATTCATTCCACTATGTCCTGTTCCTAAAAAGTTTTTTTCCGGAGCAAATGTACTTAAACCTTTCATCCATATAGGTAGTGTATCGTTATATTTTACATAGGTCATTTGCTTAAATCCGTCTATTTCTGCTATAGCTATATTATGACATCTTACATTACTAAATTCTTTGTAAGTTTCTTTTAATTCAGAAAAATACACAGGAATTGGTTCAATCAAATCAGCATGTAAACTGAACTTTTTTATTATTGTTGTAATAGGGTCGTTTTGAAATCCGTCATTTGCACCAATTTGTAAAACCCTAAGATTTAAACGTTCGTCTTGCGGAATTCGTTCTAAGCATTTTAATATTTTTTTTCTTATTTTTGATGGACTTGGCATTGAAAATACTTTTCCTTATTCTAATACTTGACAGATATTTGTATCTACAAGTTCTTTAAATAAATTTATAACTTTTACACAACCAACGCCGGGATATATAGGAAGGCTAAGTTGTTTTTTTGCTAATAAATTTGTATAGTTTAGGTTTTCCTGATTAAAAATATAGGGCTTGGTTGAACTTACAGGAACACTATAATAAACCCTTGTTTGAATATGATCCGAAAGTTTTTCTATAACCTCTTCTCTATTGTTTACAAGAACAGTATATATATTATAGGAATGTGTTGCACCATCAACAGTTGAAATATTTGAAAAATATTCATTGTATTTTTCGGCAACTTTTATTTTTTCTTCTAATACTTTAGGATAATATTTTAATTTAACCGACACAAACTCAGCCTGTAGATTATCCATTCTATAATTATAACCTACGTGTCCTTCTTTCCAGGTTCGAAGTTGTTCTATTTCTTTATGTAAAGATGAATCATTTGTAATAATGCATCCAGCGTCTCCTAATGCACCGACATTTTTACTAGGATAAAAACTAAAAGCACCGATTGTTCCAAAAGTTCCCACATGCTTTCCATTAATTGTAGTGCCATGTGCTTGAGCACAATCTTCGATAACTGGAATATTATGTTTGTTAGCAACTTCCATAACAGCATTCATATCAACTGCATTACCAAAAAGATGAACTGGTATTATACACTTTGTTTTGTCCGTAATTTTTTCTTCAATTAATGATGCATTCATACAAAATGTATCTTTATCGATATCGATATACACAGGAGTTGCACCAACATACATTATTGCCGCTACGGTGGCCTTAAATGTATATCCAACCGTGATTACTTCATCACCTTCCTTAATTCCTAAAGCCATTAATGCTAGATGCAAAGCAGCCGTTCCACTTGCCACGCATGAACAATGAGATGCTCCTGTGTATTCAGCAAATTCTTCTTCTAATTTTTGTGTTCCTAATATGTAATTTCCGCTATCGATAACACTTGATGCTCGCTGTTTTAATTCATCTAAATATTCTTGATGTAATGATTGTAAGTTAAAAAATGGTATTACTGTTCTATCCATTGCTGAATCCTCTTTGCTTGATAAATGTCTGTAATAGGACTTTGATTTAGTTCGATCATTTTTTTAAATGATTCTACGGCTACTGCAAGCCCCGGTTGTTGCTCAACTGTTATTGTTTTTGTTGATTCAAAAGAATTATGTAAATAATTTTCATTTATCTCTTCTTTTAACTTTAACACATCAATTATGCCATCATGCAAATGCATGACAGCATCAGTTCCCCCCATGAAAATTTGTCTTTGTTTAACCGGTGATACCCAACTACATGTAATCGTTGCTCGAAGTCCGTTGTTAAATTTTAAATTTAAAACAGCATGATCGGCAAGATCATTTACATGAGAATTTATAATAACCTGTTTATCTATTAATTCTATTTCAGGAAATAGATAATCTATGATGCTTAAATCGTGTATTGCTAAATCATAAATTACACTAACGTCTGGCTGGAACATTCCTTGATGTAAACGATAACTCTCAAAGAATAGTGGGTTTCCTAGATTAATGTTTTCCTTAAGGTATTTAATTGTAGAATCGTGACACATTATATGATCAACAAAAATCTTTGTATTTTGTTTTTCAGATAAATCGATCAATTCATTAATCTGGTCTACACTTATACACGCAGGCTTTTCTATCCATAGATGCCGCCTATTTAAAATTACCTTTTTAGCAATATCAAAATGGGTAAGAGCCTTTGTGGCAACGATTACACCTTTAATATTATCATCTTTCAATGCTTCGTCGATGGTAGTATAAAGTTTCGTATGCGGATATAAATTTGCAACATTTTCAAGAACCTTTAAGTCTGAATCACAAATTGCATACAAATCTTTGCCTAAAGTTTTTGCAATATTTTTACCCCAATATCCATGTCCGATAAGACAAATCATTTACGCATTTCCTCATATATGTTTGTGTATCTTTCTAATTCAAACTGCAAGTCTTCTTCTGTTACATTATTACGTTGGATACCTACTCTATTACTTTTTAAAATTCTAGCTGGCGTACCTACAAAAACTTTTCCGGGTACAATTTTATTTTTTGGCACAACAACTGTACCCATCCCCAACATTGAATACGATCCAATTACTTGGAATTGATGTACATTAACGTTAAGTCCTAGGACTGCGCCTTTCATTACATGTACATGTCCTGACAACGAGCAATGATTACTCACTGTAATATTATCTTCTAACACACAATCATGGTGGATAATACATGAAGACATTAAATAATTATTGTTACCTATTTTAGTTTTTTTTGTTGCCTTTGTAGGAAGTGTTACTACAACATTCTCTCTAAAAATATTATTGTCACCTATTTCTACTATACCTTGGCCTTCTTCTCTTAGATGTTGAGGCTCGGTCCCAATACAAACATTAGGATATATAACATTTCCTATACCTATATCAATTTTATCCCAGTACACAGTTGCAGTAGGGTGTACATAATTTCCATGCACTTCTTGATATCCTAGTAGTTTTAATTTCATTTTTTTATCTCTATTTAAATTTAAAATGCAATTTTATAACTACATTGATATAATCATTTATTGATTTAAAATTATCTAGTCTTGAGTTGTCGAACCACGATTCTTGCCAACGTTTTAACCAACCTTTCTTTTGTTTTTTCGCCAAGCTACGATCCTTTTATAAAGTTGCATCTTCCATACCTGCAACTCTCAACTTTACTACATTAGTTATCTGCCATTGTTTCTGATCAAGAGCCTTCAAGACTCCTAACCATTTGTTACGTAATAAAGCGAACTCGTTGATGATCTTTTCATAGTCAACAACGTCTGCCTCGCCGTCAACATATTTTTCTACGTCACGGCTAGACAGAGCTCGTTGATAGTTTTCAAGATATTTTTTGAAATATGAGCTACGCAATCTACGTAGCTCTATGTTTAGATAATTTAGGATTGCTTCAATTTCTTGAAGTTGATTAAAACGATGTTCAACAATACCAGGCATTGCTGCTGCTGATTTTTCAACATTGCCTACAAGTTTACATTCTGCTTTTGCTTGTACTAACTCTGTTTCAAAATATTGTATTGCATTAGGAATTTTTGAAATATCTCTTGATATCTCGCTATACCATCCCATTATTCATCCCATTCGTCATTATCATCTATATCATCATCAAAATAGTATGTTATTGCTTCATCTAAAGTAAAGTCATGTCCAATACAATCTTTCAAAGCTTCGTCTGAAGTGCCATAATCGGCTAGTAAATCAATATATTTTTCAGCTATTACTTCTATTTGTTTTTTATCGACATATTCTTTAAACATTGTCCAAACATCACATATTTGATCTGTATCCATAAATTTTTATTCCTCGATTAGTTCTACATCAGTTGCTTCTTCGTCAACTTCAGCGGTATTTACCACTGTAGCTTCTTTAATCAAGTAATCTGACATAACCTTATCGAGTAATGGACCATTCCAATTTTTACGGTATTCAAGCAGTTCTTCACCGTCAAGTGTTTCATATTTTAGACGGTTGCCTTGCTTAACAATAACACCTTTTGCTTCAAACAATTCAAGCAAGCCACTGTATGGATTCATACCTGTTTCGTATGGAATCTTAACTTGCACACCTTCAAACGGTTTTGCGTAACGTGTTTTCATTACTTTACAGGCTGCACGAATACCACGCACTTCACTAATCTTATTACCATCTTCATCTTCTTTTAGTTTCAACTTTTTCATTGCTACCACAATAGATGATGCATAGATAAATCCTTGACCACCTGAAATCTTATCGTCTGGATCAAACATATCTTGCGATGCGTATGTGTGGTTAGTTGCCACTAAGCCTACATTGTGACTACCAAACATGTTAACAGTGTTACGAACAAGTGATGTTAGTGCTTTAGGCTTACGACCCATATCACCTTTCATATCACCCTTGTTAAACTGATCAACGTCTGTGGGTGTTAGCAACATACCCAACGAGTCAACAACAAATAATACCTTAGGACGGTCTTCTTCGTTCATTGCTTTGTAGTCTGCCATAAACGTACTAATGGTCTTAGCAACGTCATCAATCATTGACATATTAAGTTTTAGTAGTTTATCTTCTGATGTATCTACATCAAGTGCTTGTAGCCACGCTTCATCAAGAGCGTTCTCTGAATCAATAAGAACTACAAAGATACCTTGGTCTTGTGCTGACTTTACAATGTTACCTGAACAGATATATGATTTACCTGCACCAGATTCGCCAGCAAACACACTAACTTTACCTAGCGGAATACCTTTGTTCCAATCACCTGAGATAAGATAGTTGAGTGCATAGTTACCTGTGCTAATCCAATCAGTAGGATCGTTAAATCCTGCACTCATACCTGTAATGGATTTAGTTAACGAAGTTCGAAACTTCGTAGGATCAAATGCTTTTGATGCCATATTAATCTCCTAATCTAAAAAGCAAAATGGGGGATTGCTCCCCCACTAGTTATTACTGTCCTTGACGTGCTCTGATCATTGCTAGAATGTCTTGAGCACCGCCACCTTCTGCAGGTGCTGCTGCTTCAGCTGCTGGTGCTAAAGTAGGCTCTGGTGCTGCTTCTGCTACTGGAGCAGGTGCAGTTTGGCTTGTTGCTGTACCATTAGATGATGCTACATTAGGATCACCTGTACGTGCTGCCATGCCTGCTGGACGGAAATACTGTGACCAACGATCAGGATCGTATGCTTCGCCGTCTACTGACGCTTCAAACATTTCCTGCATTACTTTAATCGCAGTTTCATCTGGCTTTTTAGGAAGGAAGTCATTAAGATCAAACAATCCGTGTTCATTAATTGCAGCCATTTCTGCATCGCTTAATGGACGCTCTCTACGTGCCCAATTACTTGTGCCATAGTCTGCGTACCCGCCTTTAGATGTTTTATTAAGACGGAAGTCTACACCTGCTGTATAATCCGTTGGCAACTCTTCCATATCTGGATCCATAAGAGCTGCTTTAATGATTTGAAAGATCTGAGGACCAATAATAAATCTACGGATTGGATTTTCAGGTGCTTCGTCATCTGCTAGTGGATTGTCTGTAACAAAGCCTTGGAAAATATATGAACGCTTTTTCCAATACTTACGACCCATATCTTCTAGTGATGGATCTTTAAACCAGCCACGTACTTCATTGAGAATATTACATGTCTCGCCGTACATTTCCATACATGGAATTTGTACTTGTACTGGACGTGAATCAGTTTCACCCTTAATACCTGCAAAAGGTAGTTTGATCATCAAACGTTCTTTCCAGAAAAAAGTGTTATTTGCATCGCCATCAGGAAGGAAACGAAAAGTACAACTTTCGCCTTCTTTGATATTCCAAAATGGGTAAATTGGGTTTGGACCGCTTGGGCCAGTTGATGCACCCGATGAACGTGCTTCTTGTTCTTTGAGCTTTGCTCGGATTTCTGCTAATGATGCCATAGTTATGCCTCCTATATAATTGCCTATGTGCTTAGTGCCTTTTTGTGTAGCACAGTTATAATACTACACTCGTTTATTTATCTTGTCAAGTGTTTTTTATGAGTTTTCGTATGTTAAATTATATTTTGTTAGCTGCTCGTTAACATATTTTATAGATAAAAAAGGATTAATATACGCATCTCGCAAACCATAAGAAATATCTTCTAAAGTAAGCTGTGATCCACCGTCCGTTAATTCTTTATGTATTGTTCTTACTGCCGTTTCTGTAATAGGTTCACCTGGCGGGACTAACTCAGTTACTCTTGTTTTTAAATCATCAATTGTTGTAATAGCCATTAAATTAGTCTCCTTAACATCCTAACTTAAATTATATTTTTTTCTTAAATCATTTAAAATATTCTGTGTTATAAAAGGATGATCTGGAAATAGTTCTCTTAATGCCTCAAGTATTGATTCATCACTTAAATTGCCTTCTTGAGTTTCGTTGTACAATTCTCGTACTACAGTTTCATCAAACGGAGAATGTCCTGAATTAATGAGTTGTGTTAACCTAGATTTATATTCTTCTTTGTTTGTAATAGCCATTTTTCTCTCCAGACAAACTAGCAGATCAACGTAGACCTGCAAGTTCTCTCATGCGATCAAACTCTGTATCAACTTCCATCTGTTGTGGTTGTGTGCGCATTTGGTAATCGTCATACAGAGCTTGAACTTGTTCGATAAAGGCCTTAGCAGGTTCTATGAACTGCTCGCCGTAATCTTTTTCAACCATGGTTAGTACGGCAGTTTCGCCTTTTGGGAACTCGCCTGTTTCTCTATCATAATAACTTAATATGAACTCGCCTAGTGGTGCCTTTTGATCTTTTTCCAGTGTGATCTCGTCACCGTCTGGACCTTGGATCTTGTCACCTTTTTTCTTGCCATCTT